AGGCCATATCGGGCGTCCTCAAGTTCAAGGAACGGTGGAAACCACATATGACCGTCCACCTGGGCGACTTCGTGGACATGACCCCCTTCATGTCGTCGGCGCGGGGCAAGGGCGACGCCGTCGAACCCGATATCGGGGGGGGGCTTAAATTTCTAGACCAGCTCCGCCCGAACGTCGTTCTGGCCGGCAACCATGAGGTCCGCCTGTGGCGCGAAGCGGCCTCGGACGACGAAGTCTATTCCGGCTACGCTCTTCGCCTGATCAACGACATCACCGAGCATTGCCGTAAGCGGAAAGCCCTGTTCATCGAGTACACCGGCATCTGGCAGGCGTTCCAGTTGGCCAACTACAAGTTCACCCACGGAACCGTTTACGGCGAGAACGCTCCACGGGACATGGCCGAGATGTACGGGAACGTGATCTTCGCCCATACCCATAAGGTCGGTCGCATGACCGGGCGACGGGACGATACTCCGACGGGTATCAGCGTCGGCACCCTGACCCGGAGGGGGGCTATGGATTACGCCAATACGCGCAGGGCCACGTTCGCCTGGTCGCAAGGCATGGTCTTCGGGTACTATACCGACGAGAAACTCATACCGTGGGTGCATGAGCAGCCGCACGGCCAAGATGAATGGATTTTACCCGTATGAATTCAAAAGAGGTCTTGAAAGAGTTATGGGCCATCAAGTCTAGAGCTGCCGAGCCTGTCCCGAAGGGCTACAAATCAATGGGAGATTGGTCGAAGGAATGGGACGTACACCTTTCGACTGCGCGGGTCTGGTTGATTCATATGAGTAAAACCGGCAAAATGAAGAAGGTGAAGTTGCGATTTTTTGATGGACGCCGCATCCAGATGAAGTATTTCTATGGGAAATGAAATACCTCTCCGTATGTTCCGGCATGGAAGCGGCCACGGTCGCCTGGCACCACATGGGCTGGACGCCGGTCGGGTTTTCCGAGATCGAACCTTTCCCATCAGCCATCCTCAAACACCGATTCCCCAACGTACCTAATTATGGCGACCTCACCAAACACGCCGAATGGCCCCTATCAACTGGAGATGTGGACCTCCTCTGCGGCGGAACTCCCTGCCAGTCCTTCTCAATCGGAGGCAAGCGAGGAGGCATGGATGATGTCCGTGGTCAACTCGCCCTTGCCTTTGCCGAGCTGGCTGGACGACTTCGACCGCGCTGGATCGTCTGGGAAAACGTCCCGGGCGTTCTATCCAGCGGAGGCGGACTCGATTTCGCCGCCTTCCAAAGGTCGCTGGCTGACCTCGGGTATAGTTGTGCCTGGAGGCAGCTCGACTGCAACGGCTTCGGACTTCCCCAGCGTCGCAAAAGAGTCTTCCTTGTCGGATATCTTGGAGACTGGCGACCACCTGCTGCGGTATTGTTTGAGCGCGGAATGTTGCAGGGGAATCCTCGAAAGGGCGACGAGGAGGGGGAAGAGCCTGCCGCTTCCGCTGATGACGGCCTTGCAGAACGTGGCGAAGGGGGAATGATCCCTTACCGAAAGAGCCGCCGCGCACAGAGCAAGGAAGACTACGAGACATGGGTGAAAGCCGATTTCGCCAATTGTCTTAATACCTTCGACCTTACCGGGGACATTCGATCCACCCACGCCATCGCTTTTCAGCCTGGTAACCTTCGCCGGCAGGGCGGAGCCAATCCCTCTTACGACTTCTTCCCGACGGTATCGACGGACAGCGGTGACCAGAACGCCCCTGTGGCCATCCCTCCGTCGACGGTTCGACGCCTGAGCGTCGTCGAGGTCGAACGCCTGATGGGCTTTCCTGACAACTGGAGCCGCATCCCGTACAAGGGTAAGCCCGAGGAAGAGTGTTCGGACTCACCCCGTTACCACGCCTGTGGCAATAGCATGGCCGTGCCGGTCATGCGCTGGATCGGCGAACGCATCAATTTCATCCATGGCAAAGTATCATCCTGACGCAATCCGCATCGAGCCGGCCGAATGGTTCGACGACGCCATCGTGGGAACGTCGAAGGACGGTTTCCTGATCTACTCCTATTACCGGCTTATCGAAGTACACATGAGGTACATGAACGAGTCCGAAGAGGACAGCGCGGAGTGGATTAATTTCAATGTGATCGGCCTGACCTGCGACAACGCACCGACTTTCAAGGTCAGTTACGCCGCCCGGTATCAATGGAAGCAATATAAGCCGAGCTGCCTTAAAGGATTGCGTAAGCGGAAATAAGCGTCCACAAGTCAAAGAGCCACCATGACCACCGAAGATCGTATTTCCGGGGCGAGAGCCTATCTCGCCAAACTGCCTGCCGCCGTCGCCGGCCAAGGCGGACATCCCGCCACCTACCGCGCCGCCAGCATTCTGGCCAATGGCTTCGACCTGCCGTGGTCGGACGCCTGGTCGCTGCTTCAGGAGTTCAACGCACGTTGCTCGCCCCCTTGGTCGGAGAAAGACCTGCGTCACAAGTTGAACGACGCCTACGTCAAGCCGCACGAACGCCAGAAGGGCTGGCTGTCGAAGGGCAAGGACAACGAACGCCGGGTCGGCGCGAACGGACGCTTCGTCTTCGACCCGAACCGTGTTGCGGAGCTGGTCGACGTGCAGACGCCGTTCACGACCGCCGATGTGCTGCTGAACTGCTTCAAGGATGAGGACGTCATCTGCATCACGAACGAGGCCGGCCAGACCGAGGACGGCAAGTGGTTCCCGGCGTCGAAGGGCATCTTCCTGACCCGCGCCGAGTGGATCACCAAGTTCTTCGGCCCCGGAGCCGTGGGGGCTGCGAAGTTCGCCGGCACGGAGTCGGGGGCTTGGATTCGTATCAACCCCTTTACGCCAGACGATTTCACGGGTACGGACGGTTCGGTGTCGGCGTACCGCCACGTCTTGGTCGAGTTCGACAAGAAGGCCAAGGACGAGCAAATCGCCATCTTCCAGCAGTCCAACCTGCCCATCAGCCTGCTCGTCGACTCGGGCGGCAAGTCCGTCCACGCCTGGGTGCGTGTCGACGCCCAGACCAAGGAGCAATGGGAGGAACGCCGTAATACGGTGTATGACTACCTTTCGGACCACGAACCTGACCCGCAGAACAAGAACCCTTCCCGCTGGAGCCGGCTGGGGGGTATCATGCGCGGCGAGAACGAGCAGAAAATAGTGGCGTTCAAGATTGGTTCGCTGGACTGGGACGAGTTCATGGCGTGGCGGGAGGGTCAGGACTTCCCCGAAGAGGTCACGACGGACGTCCTTGAGAACTACGACGTCCTGAACGACCCCAACACGGTCATCGGCCACGGACGCTGGTTGCAGAAGGGCGGCTCGCTGCTGATCACCGCGCAGTCCGGCATCGGCAAGTCTTCCTTCGCCATGCAGATGGCCATGTCGTGGGCTTGCGGACGGGAACTGTTCGGCATCCCGGCGAAGCACCCGCTGAAGATGGGCGTCCTCCAGGCGGAGGGCGACGTCGGCGACATGGCCCAGTCTTTCCAAGGCGTCATGTCCGGCATGAGGCTTAACAACGACGAGAAGGCGATGGTCAGGCAGAACCTGCACTTCTTCAACGAGTCGTCCAAGCGCGGCGAGGATATCATCCAGCTCGCCCGTAAGATCATCGTCCGGCATAAGTTGGACGTCATCGTACTCGACCCGCTGATGGCCTACATCGGCGGCAACATCAATGACAACGTCGACGTGACGAACTTCTGCCGTGGGCTGCTGGAGCCTATGCTCAAGGAGACGGGGTGCATCGCCATCCTTATCCACCACGAAGGCAAGCCGAAGGCCAAGGAGGTCACGGACGGCCAGACCTTCTCGGACATGATGTACAGCGGTACGGGCGGGGCGGAGTTGGTGAACTACGTCCGCGCCGTCCTGAACATCCGCCGGGAGTCGAAGGACTTGCCGGTCTTCTCGTTCAACCTGTCGAAGCGCGGCAAGGAAGCCGGGATGCGGACGCCCGACGGCAAGCCTACCCTCGTCCTGAAACTCAAGCACTCGGACGACCGGGTGTTCTGGGAGGTAGCCCCCTTGGCCGGCGGTTTCGAGCTGCTCAAGGTTGGCCAGCAGTATCGGCACTTTGAGTCCAAGCCCCGCTTGAGCCGGGGGGCGTTGCTGGAGGAACTGATGGCGGATCACAAACTCCAGAGGGACCAGGCGGAAGCCCTGATTAAGGCTATGGTCACCAACGGCATCATCGAACCCCGCAAGGTGGGGGCGGCATTGTACTACCAAGGCACCAAATACGACGCCTAGCCGCCCCGTGGCAGGCTTTTAGGGTCAGGGGAGACTACTTACCCTTACGGAGCCTAGAAAGGGCGTAGTCGACCAATTCAGGGCTTGCGTAAGCCGCCGCGCCGGCGGCACCGAAGGCCATCCCCTCGGAGTTGAAGTACCCCTTGGTGGCTAGGCCGACGAGGATGGCGGTCAGGCCGGCGGTGGCGGTACGCCTAGCGATGTACCCTAGGGAC